AATAAGTGCAGTTGAGTACGTGTTCGCAGGCATGGTGACTGTGAACGTAGATGAAGCAGACTTGTCTGATCCAAAATCAATAACCGCCACCGATGCGTTGGCTCGGCTGGCGTTGTAAATCAATGCGCCTCGGGTAGTAAAACTAGCCGGGTTCCAAACCACATTATTAAAATTGATATACACCACATTGTTACCAGCATCGTAATTGACGGTAACACCAGTCAAAGTTTTTCCACCGGCGGTGTAACCAGTGCCCGTAACTTCATTGGCAGTGATATATGCCGTGGTAGCGTTGTTCAAACTGGCATCGCCCGTATACAGCGCCATCTTGAATGTGTCGGTCGTGAAGTTCTGGGTACCCTGAAACAGCTGGTACCGAAAACTTGTGGTCTGGCCTTGGACAATACTCATGTAACCGCCTGTCGATATTGACCAGACCTGTAGGCATCCTGACGCTCCATGCCATCGCCCAGACGTTTAGCCAACGCAAGTGCTTCCATGTATTTGGTGTTGTACAGGTTCATCATGTCTGTCTCACCCTTCATGTAGGTGTAAGCCTCAACAAGTGATCCGTACAACAACACCGTATCAAAGTTATCACCAAGCCACGATGTACCAGCGGTCACGATGGACTGCGGGTAATAGTAGTAATGCAGTTCTACGTTGTAGCTTGAGTCCGGTGTCGGGCCAACGATGAAAGACAATTCGTTGGTGATGGTGCCGCTGTTAACTGTCGGGCCGAACAAAGCGTAGTACTTGGGAAAGCCGTAGTCCGTAGCGCTTGGATATGCTTGCCGGATGTAGTTAACATCTTTGTTTAGCAAGTACTCATACGCCCCGGTAGCATCAATCACCGCCAGAGAGTAGACGGCCAAGAAATCATCAGGGCACGACAGGTACTTGTTGTACTGCGTGACATTACCCGTTACGTTTTTACGTAAAGACGGGAATTGAACCGAGTTGTAAATACGCTGCTCAGCCTGCTGCACAAAGACAGGAATTTCAGCACTAAAGTTTGCTTCCGTGTTTTCTGTGTAGGCGCTGATAGCAGCGCTGAGTGCTGTGTAGTTCACGCCATTGGGCCTCGGGATTTGATGCCTTTGGTAGCAGCACCATGACCGCGCATGGTGATGCCCTCGGTTTTAACACCTATGTTGCCAGCCGACTTGCTCATGTTACCAATAGACACGTCCAGCGTATCCAATTTGCTCATGTTTGCGCGGGCATTAAACTCAGCGTAACCTTCTTTGCCACGAGCAGCATACGCATCCGCAGGCAAATTGTCACGGTTAGCGCCAACCTTAACGGGTGGGCTGTTCTTTGTAGTGGGCTTGACTTGGGCAACCATTATTTGCTCCCAGACTTTTGGTTCATGGCGCGGGCAAGATTGCGGCCATATTTACGTGCATCCATGCTTGTGATGCCGCCTTTTTTGAGTTTCAAAGTAGTACCTTTACCGCCTTTGTGCTCTTGTGCATCGTGCTGTTTGAAAGCCTTTTTAATGAGGGCTTTGTCTTGTTTCAAATCTGATTTGTCCATGACCGACTCCTTATGTCGTACTAACCGTTACTGTACCAAGAACTCCGACAGAAACCAAATTATTTGGCGTCAAAACGGAATCAAAACTACTTGCTCCGCCAATTGGGTTCCAGCCCCATTGGATGACCCTGCTACCCTCACCAGAGTAACCAACTGCATTAGGCCCTGTGCCGCCGTTTAATGCAATCTGTAAGCCCGTTGTTCCGGACTGGTAGTAACTCACATCAGGACGTGGCTCACGCACCGCCTGCGGGTCATAGACCGGATACATGCCCAGTTGCAATTGAGGTTGGTCTGGGTTCCAACACTCAGGACATGCTTTGATGTTAACGAGTTTGGTCTTAACCGTCAGCTTACGAAGCTGCTTCAGCATGTACCTTTGGCCGCAAATATCGCACTCGGCAATCGAGTACTTACCAGAGGCGTACTTTGGCCCAGCCATGTATCACCTATAGAACTGAACGCGCGGGACAAATCGGTCGTTGGCTTTGTCGCGGTCTTCTTCTGAAGCCAACTGAAATTGCTGGTCATACTCCGCTTTGAGCGCCATAACCCGAGCAGGGTCTACATTGGGTAGCTTCATGGACATCTTGTATGCCAAGCCAGCCACCATGCACTCTAAGAAACGGAAGGGAATGTCTTGGGTTTTCACGCCCGTGCCAGTATCTTGAATGCGGCGCATGCGCCAGTACACCATTGTGTAGTACGGATTACCCGCAGAACCTTGGTTAGGTACAGGCCAGATGTTGACGCAAGGCAGATTCTGAACCGTGATGGCTGCGCCAGTCGAATGAGACGCAGCAGTTGTGCCGTTTTGCCCACGGGCGCAATACAGAAGCTGGCTGTTAACAGTATCCACTGCCGAGTAGGAAATGGTTTCAGTTCCTACCAAAATAAATCCGGTAGAGCCAAGCTGGTCAATCCCGTTAACAGTGATCGTTGTATCTGTAGCAGAGATGGAACCGTTTAATGTGGCTGTTGTGGGATTTGATTCACCAGACTGACGGTTGATCCAAAACTGAATGGGGCGACCCTGTGCGTTCTTGTTTGGGATTGTCGAGTATGTGGATTCAGAAATACGGTTGATGTTGATGTCTGATTGGTTGACACCGGAACCTGTGCGGGTCACTTGGTCAAGCAGATCAATCGTATCAACAGGCAACGGGTAAATAATCTGATTAGGGTAGAGCGGAATCTGCCCTTCCTCAATTGTCCACAGATTGATGCCTCGGTTTGCCCACTCAATGGTCAACAGGTTAAGGCTACGTCGCGCAGTCTTAAAGTTATATCCCGTGCGAAGTTCCTGACCGCAACGCTCAAACGCCTCTTCAATGAGGTCATTGACATCAAGGTTAAACGCTGCCGTTCCGGTCGTGGTCATATCACTTCATCTTTTTCAGAGTCTCAGCCAAGCGGGCGCGTTGGCCTAGTTTGCCGGGCTTCTTAGCCGCAGCAGCCAGCTTCTTGGCGGGAATGGGCTCACCCTTCTTAGCACCAAGCGCAGAGCGCAAAGCACCGGGCTTTTTGATTGCACCAGCAATCCAGTTCTTAGTTGCCATCATTTCCTCCGGGCGGTTTTTGCGGATTGAACAAACGCATCAGCTGTTGGAGCGCTTTTTGAACCCGGCTTACGCATGTGTTCGCCAGAGCCTTGAGCGATTCGCTTACGTTTTGCATTGATGTTGGCATATAGACCCACCTTCCCGCCTTCGGCGTATTCTGTAAAGTCAGTGTCATCCCTGCGGGCCTTGCGTGACCCACTGGGCATTTTAGAGGCACGGATCGCGCCCATACCCCTTGACGCCATCATTTTGTTTTACCGCCCATGCACATCACCATCGTGCCACGAGTTTTACCACGCTGAGCAATACCATCGGCTCGGGAAGAAGCGGTGCCGCCCTTGGCTTTTTTAATTACCGGCGCAGGAGCGGGCTCAGTTGTAGTCAGTGACTTATCGTAAGCCTTTGCAGCCTTTTCACGCATCTTGGCGTCGGCTGCTTCCTGCTTCATTTCTTCAATGTTAGGCATAACGCCTCCTTAGCAGGCTTTGCCGCCGCGCTTCATACCTTTAGCGCCAGACATGATGCCAACGGTTTTGCCGCTATCGCCCATGTTTTTGCCGCGAGTATGGCCTTTAGTTTGCACCGAGTGCTCACCAAATTTCTTGGTACCACCAGCGGTAACTTTGCCCATCTTTTCCATAGTCATACCCTTGCTTTGACGCGCTGGGTTAGACATAGTGGTGTCGCCACCTTTAGCCATCTTTTTCGTTGCCATATCGCCACCTTTTGAAAATTTACGGCCTTTATCGGCCTTGGAAAAATCCTGCCCCACGGACTGTGGGACGCCTACTTTCTTGGCAAACGCTGGACTGTGCGCCACCGCTTCCATGAAATTGTGTTGCTTTTTGCTAGAGCTTGGCATATCAAACCTTAATAACCCAGCCTTTGCCAGCAACAAAACCAACAACCAAAATGCCAAGCCAGATCAAGACTTTCTCTACAACAGTTTTACCAATCTTCTTGTAAAACTCTGAAGACATCTCTTCAATGGCAAGTTTTGCAGCCTCTTTAGCAATCAGCCGTTCGCGGTCTGTAAGTTCAATCTCAGCCATATCAGCACTTCCATGCCCGCAGGCTTTTATTGATACGAGAGTCCGGGTCTTTCTTGGCCTTCTCGCCGGTCAGCTTTTTCTTCATGCCCTCCATCCGGGCGCAAAAAGAGTCGCGCCTTGAGCCGCCCTCGGGTTGAGGGGGTTTCAAGTTCATGCCTTGCTTTTTCGCAGAGGCCCGTCCTTTGGCATTCAAGCCACCATTCGGGTTCTTTCCCTCTTTGCGCTGCCATGCTGGAGTCTTAGCCATAAAACACCGTGAGAGAGGCGCTTGCTGGTAATACTACATAAAACCCGTTTTGAAACAATACACCTTCACCGGGTATCAATGTCGCAATAACGGCTGTATTAGTTGTAATGTGTAGAGTTAACAAGTTGTTGCCAGCATTAGTGGTTGCACTATCCCAAAACTGAATTTCGCCCGCAGTACCGCCGGGGGCAACTTGATAGCCACGAACTCTGGTACGCCCTGCGAAACCAACACCACTTGCATCCAAATGGACGGCTTTTACATCGGTCTGCATCATGATTTGATGCTCCTAATTAGGCTTGGGCGCTAGTTGGATTAGCAGAACCGTCGGAGTTACGGACAATGTACTCAACAGTAACAGTAATCGAACCAGCAGTAGCGTCAGCAGTAGCTGCGGTAAAAGTACCGTAAATAATGGCGTCGGTTGTGCCAATGCTGTCGTAAAGACCTGAAGTAGCCGCTGCGATGGTGGCTGGCGAAGTTTGAACAGCCGAAGTGCCGGTGTTAACCGAAGCCATGTACAGGTTAGCTGTACCTGCGCTGCCGATGGTCACGCCGCAGTTAGATGCACCGGTCAAGGCAACATTAACTTCCAGACCAAAACGAAGAATCTTTGCGCCAGCAGGCAGCACAAACATTTGCTGTGCAGTGGGGCTGGCCAGAATGACGGAAGTTGGAGCGGTGTAAGTCTGGGCAACGATGGTAGCGCCCATGTTACGGATGGTGCCAGCGGTAGTGCCAGTGGTGTTCTTGACGGTGCCCAAGAGCCAAGGGCCAAGGTGAGTTGCGAATCCCATGATGTAGTCCTCAATCTGCGCCTACTGTCCTTGAGGATGCCTGCCAAGCCAGTCAGTAAGCTGTTAAAAATTCTTGGTGGTGTGTTTGTATCATGGCTTTGGGGGGAATGCAACTTTTTTCTGCTTGCGGGCCGCTAACATTTTTGCTTTCCACTCTGGGTCTGCCCATAACGCTTTGACAGCGGC